AGAAAGAAGCCGCCGAGAAAGCGGCCATGCAGAAAGAAGCCGCCGAGAAAGCGGCAAGAAAAAAGGAAGCAATAAAGTGGAGCTTTTCGGAGCGAGAACTAAAGCTAATCGAAGAGCTCGGGAGGAGGGCGAAAAGATGAACAAAAAAGCATATCGCCCGTGCCCACGCCCAAGCGGCTGCGTGTGGGATACATACGCGAGGACGGGCGAGCATTTGTGCATGCTTGCGGTTTGCCCGTATGCGCTCTGCGCCGCGCGGCTGACGGAGTGTCGGAAAGCGTATCTGCAAAAGGACGGGAAGAACGAGCACAGCGATTCGGAGGTAGGGTCATGAGCTTTGATTACAACGCGCCGAGATGGAGGAGGCTGCGAGCATCTGTGCTGAGGCGGGATGGCTATCTGTGCCGATATTGCCTGCGGTATGGGCGGCGACGTCAAGCAACGACCGTGCACCACATCGAGCACGCGGACGAGCATCCAGAGCTTGCGTATAACGCAGACAATCTTATTAGTTTGTGTGAGACGTGCCACAACAAAATGCATCCGGAAAAAGCAAAGAACGCGGGGAGGTATGGAATATGAGAGACCACAGAGATCCCCGCCCTCATCCGACGCGCCTTCCGGGGATGGTAGGGACCGGCGGGGGTAACTCTTTCCAACTCTGGGCAGATTTTTGACAAAAGGGGTGCAGGATATGACCAAAAACAAATGGAAAAAACTGATTTTGGAGCAGATGTCTGCACTAGGGGTGCAGAAGGACGCGTATGATTCCGCGGTGGAGACTTTGGCGGGAATCCTCGAGCAGCGGGACAAAACTTTCGGGGAGTTTCGAGCCTCCGGTGGAAAGTCGGTCATCGAGTACACGAACAAGGGCGGCTCGACAAACATGACGAAAAATCCGTTGCTTGTCCTTTGGGATGATCTGAACAAGAGTGCTTTGGCGTACTGGCGCGAGCTTGGAATGACACCCTCGAGCTATAAAAAAATGACGGGAGACGCGCCGCGTTTGGAAAAGCCGGGCGGACTGGCTGCGGCGCTTGCCAGCATTGAATCCGGTTAAAGGGAAAAACTGGCCGGAGGTCCTCGAGTACGCCGAAAGCATTCGGGCTGGTCGAAAAGCGGCGTGCGTGGAGTTGCGCCAAGCTGTGGATCGGTTCTTTTCGGACCTCGACAATCCCGAGTACTGGATGGATAGCAAAGCGCCTGAGTTCTGCATCCGGATCATCGAAAAAACGATATGCCACCAACAAGGAGAGAAGCTGGACGGCACGCCGCTGCGTGGGACGCCGTTCAAGCTCGAGCCGTTTCACAAATTCATCGTTTACAATCTTGTGGGATTCAAGTTGTGCGGGACGGACGTTGTTCGATTCCACGAAGCGCTGATTTTTATCCCCAGAAAAAACATTAAGACAAGCTTTGCCGCGGCGCTTTCCTGGGCGCTCTCACTCCTTTACCGGCGCAGCGGGTCAAAGACCTACATCGCGTCGGCGGCGCTGATGCAGTCGCTGGAGAGCTTTAACTTTTTGGACTACAACGTCCGCCGGATGGGTGAGGACGCAAAAAGCGGCGGGTCTGTCAAGATCATCGACAACAACAACGAGCACTCCATGGAGGCCACGCTTCCGGACGGCTCTTTTTTTATTCGGGCACTGGCGGCAAACCCGGACGCGCAGGATTCTCTCAACTGCAACATTGCGATTTGCGACGAGATTCACGCTTTTAAAACGCCGAAGCAGTACAACCTTTTTAAGGAGGCCATGAAAGCCTACACCAATAAGCTGCTGATCGGCATCTCGACCGCGGGCGACAACGAGCAGGCATTCCTCGGGCAGCGTCTAAAATATTGCCGAAAGGTGCTGGAGGGCACGGTGAAGGATGAGCAATACTTTATTTTTATGTGCTGCGCAAATCCGGACGAAAACGGGAATATCGACTACACAAACCCGGTCGTGCATGAAATGGCAAACCCGGCCTACGGCGTGAGCATTCGCCCAGATGAAATATTAAACGACAGCCTGCAGGCGCAGAACGACCCGCAGCAGCGTAAGGATTTTTTTGCGAAAAGCCTGAATGTCTACACGAACGCGGTCAAGGCGTATTTTGACATCGAGGAGTTCAGGCGGAGCGACGCCAAGTACAGCTGGACGCTCGAGGAGTTGGCAAGGCTGCCGATCGACTGGTACGGCGGCGCGGACTTATCGAAGCTCCACGACTTGACGGCTGCGGCACTTTTCGGACATTACAAGGGTGTAGATATTGTAATCACGCATGCGTTTTTTCCGATTGTCGCTGCGCATATCAAGGCGGAGCAGGACAACATCCCGCTTTTTGGTTGGCAGGACGACGGCTGGCTCACGATGTGCAACAGCCCGACCGTTAACCATGCGGATGTGGTCAACTGGTTCGTGGATATGCGGAAACGGGGGTTCAAAATCCGGCAGGTCGGGCACGATCGGAAGTTCTGCCGCGAATATTTCATCGGCATGAAATCGGCGGGTTTCCAGATCGTCGATCAGCCACAGTATTTTTACAAAAAGTCGGAGGGCTTCCGGCATATCGAACAGAGCGCAAAAAACGGCACTCTTTTTTATTTACATTCGGAAGCCTATGAGTATTGCGTGGAAAACGTGTCCGCCGTCGAAAAGACGGACGACATGATCCAATATGATAAGGTGCAGCCGGAACACCGCATCGATCTTTTTGATGCGTCGGTGTTTGCCTGCATCCGATACCTCGAGAGCCTCGAAAAAAACAGGGCAGCAAAGAAATGGTGGGGTGAAACTTGAGCAAAAAGAAAAGAAGCAGGCCTGCACCGCGCGCCGAGCCGGTGCGCAGGAGCATCGCCTTTGCGGGCGCAGACCTGTGGGAATCTATCGAATGCCGGGGCTACGTGAGCCTTGCGCAGAATCCCGAGATCTGCACGGCAGTAGACACGATCGCGCGGCTGATTGCGAGTATGACCATCCACCTGATGGAAAACACGGAGACCGGTGACATCCGGGTCAAAAACGAGCTGAGCCGCAAGGTGGACATCAGTCCGAACAACAATATGACCCGCGCGGCGTTTATCCACTGGATTGTCAAAACGCTGATGCTCGAAGGAAACGGAAACGCGGTGGTGTGGCCGGAAACGCGGCGCGGCATTCTGCGCGACCTCAAGCCGGTGCCGCCAGCTTTTACGGCATTTGTCCCGGAGGGTGTGTGGGATTATCGTGTGGTGATCGCCGGGCAGGAGTACGACCCGGACGACGTGCTGCACTTTGTGCTAAATCCCGGGAGCTATTATCCGTGGAAAGGCGAGGGCTACCGTGTCGCGCTGACAGACGTCGCGAACAATCTCAAGCAGGCGGCCACCACAGAAAAAAGTTTTATGTCCAGCAACTGGAAACCGAGCATCATTGTCAAGGTGGATGCGCTCACGGATGAATTTGCGAGCGCGGAAGGGCGCAGCAAGCTCCTGCGCGAGTATATCGACACAGCGCAGGCGGGCGAGCCATGGATGATCCCGTCCGAGCAGTTCAGCGTGGAGCAGGTTCGGCCGCTCACGCTCTCCGACCTTGCGCTCGCGGATTTCGTGCAGCTTGATAAGCGGACGGTGGCGGCCATTCTCGGCGTGCCGCCTTTTGTTTTGGGTATCGGGGATTTTCACCGTGACGCCTGGAACAACTTTATCAGCTCCACGATCATGCCGATCGCAAAGAACGTCGAGCAGGAAATGACCAAAAAGCTCCTGTACAATCCAGATTGGTTTTTTCGGTTTAACGCGCGGAGCCTCTACAACTATGACCTGCGCGACCTTGCAGCGGTGGCGAACGATCAATATGTACGGGGAATTATGACCGGAAACGAGGTGCGCGACTGGATCGGACTTTCTCCGCTCTCCGGCCTGGACGACCTTGTGATCCTTGAGAACTACATCCCGCGCGGGATGATCGGAGATCAAAACAAACTGAACGGAGGTGACAACACATGATGTATAAACGCACGGCTATGGCGCGGAGCGAAGGTTTCTGTACCCGTGCCGAGAACGGAAATCTCTATATCGAGGGGTATTTCGCCGTATTCGGGAGCCGGTACGAGCTCTGGGAGGGTGCATATGAGACGATCGAGCCCGGCGCATTCGACGGGCAAACGAACGGAGATGTTCGGGCGCTCGTTAACCACGACACGACGCTTGTACTAGGACGCACAACGGCGGGGACGCTTTCGCTGCGCGTAGATGAGCGGGGACTTTGGGGCAGCGTAACGATCAATCAACAGGATCAGGATGCAATGAACCTTTACGAGCGTGTGAAGCGTGGCGATGTGAATCAGTGCTCTTTCGGATTTGACATCCTCGATCAGGATGTCGATTACAAGGACGGTGTGCCGACGGTGTGGCGAATCAAGGCTGTGAAACTTTACGAGGTTTCCGTCGTAACGTTTCCGGCTTATGAGGATACCTCGGTAGAGGCGCGCCGGAAAGATTTTGAGCAAGCAGAAAAACGCAGGAAAGAAGAATGGCAGGCAAGGATGAAAAGCCGCCTGAAAGGAGAAGACAATGGCACTTAAAGCAATCATGCTGCGCCGCAGCATTGAAAAGAAGCAGGCCGAGCTGGAAGCGCTCCGACAGAAGGACGCGGAGTTTTCCAAGCGTGAAGCTGAACTTGAAACGGCAATCAACGAAGCAGAAACGTCGGAGCAGGAGCAGGCCGTCACCGAAGAAGTAGAGGCATTCGACGCGGACAAGACTGCGCACGAAGCCAAAAAGGCTGCGTTGGCAGGCGAGATCGAGGGCCTTGAAGCGGAGCTTTCCGAGGCCGAGGCAGCCGCTCCGACCAGAAGCAAAGAAAACCATCTCACAAAAGAAAGGACGGAAAGAAAAATGGAAACCAATATCAACATCCGCGCACTGCCCATGAGCCGACGTGCGTTTGACGCGCTGCCGATGGAGCAGCGCAGCGAAATCGTCGCCCGCGAGGACGTACGCGAATTTTTTGCGCAGTTGCGCAGCATGAAGGGCCAGCAGCGCGGCGTATCCGGCGCAGAGCTCACGATTCCGGTCGTTTTCCTGGACATGATCGCGGAGAACATGTATCGGTACTCTAAGTTGTTGAACCGCGTACGCATCCGCAACGTCAACGGCGAGGCGCGCCAGACCATTGCCGGTACGGTGCCGGAAGCGGTGTGGACGGAGATGTGCGGCGCGATAAACGAGCTGACCTTTGTTTTTAATCAGGTCACACTTGACGGCTTCAAGGTATCCGGCTATGTGCCGGTGTGCAACTCGATCCTCGAGGACAATGACATCAACCTTGCGAGCTGGATCGTGGAGATGCTCTCCGAGAGCATCGGCCTCGCGCTGGATAAGGCGATCCTGTACGGCAAGGGCGCGGCGAGCAAGATGCCGCTCGGTATCGTGACCCGCCTCGCGCAGACCTCGAAGCCTTCCGATTATCCGGCAAATGCGCCGGAGTGGGTTGATCTCCACACCAGCAACATTCTCAAAGTGGACAGCACGGCCGAACCGATCACTTTCTGGTCCGCTCTGGCTGTCGCAGCCGGAAACACCTTCACGCGCTACAGCCGCGGCCGCCAGTTTTGGGCGATGAACAGCAAAACTTACGCCAAGCTTCGCGCGAAGTTGATCGCGTTTAATTACGAGGGCGGTCTTGTCGCGCAGTTTCCGGGCACAATGCCGGTCGTCGATGGCGACATCGATGTGCTCGAGTTTATCCCGGACGGCGACATCATCGGCGGCTACGGCGATCTGTACCTGCTCGCGCTGCGCGCCGGTATGACGATCGAGTCCAGCCGTGAGGTACAGTTTATCCAGGACAACACCGTTTTCAAGGGCAAGGAGCGCGCGGACGGTATGCCGGTCATCCCGGGCGCATTTGTTGCGATCAACATCAACAACGCGGCGGTCACGACTGTGATGGAGTTTGCCGCGGATACCGCGAACGACGCGCAGCTTACCGCGCTGGCGGTCGGCACAGAGACGCTGTCGCCCGTGTTTGCAACGGGTACATACAGCTATACGCTCGCGCCCACCGGAACGAGCGCAAAGATCGAGGCAACCAGCAGCCAGTCGGGCGCGAAGGTGGAGATCAGCTATAACGGCAAGAACGTGCGCAATGGCGGCGAAGTGACATGGCTGACGGACGGCGCAGCGCATCCGCTGACGGTCACAGTTACACAGGGCAACGCAGTGCGCGTCTATACGGTATCGGTAACAAAGTCTGCGGGCTAAAAAACAAGGAGGTAAGCGACGTTGACGTTGACAGATGAAGACATTCTGGAGATTTTGAAGGTTGATCTGCAGGTTTCGAGCCCTGCGCTTGACCTGTATCTGCTTGTACTCATCGCATCGGCCAGAGCCTACATCACGCAAGAGGGCATCACGCTGACGGATACGGTGCAGGATGCGATGCTCGTCGAAATGTATGCCGCTTACCTGTACCGCCGCCGGCGAGAGGAAAACGTGCAGATGCCGCGCATGCTGCGGTGGGCGCTGAACAACCGGCTTTTCAGCCAGAAGGGGGAGGCAGATGGATGATCTCATTTTGCTGATCTCGGAAAGCTATAAAAAAGACGCGATCGGAAACGTCACGGTGACGGAGACAACAACGTCGGTATGGGCGCACCTGCAGTCGGTCACGAGGGCAGAGTGGGCAGACGCCGGACAGAACGGCCTGCAGCCGCAGCTTGTCGCCGTGACGCCGATCGTAAATTACAGCGGTGAGCAGATCGTACAGATCGGCTCGGGTGAAAATGCGCGCCGGTATGCCGTGTACCGCACCTACTTAGACCCGGATAACGACAGCATTGAGCTGTATATCGAACGGAAGGCGGGTGTAGCGCGTGGCGCGGAAAATCCGGTTACAGGAGCTTGAGATCGAGATCGTGAAAGAGCTCAAGGATTACAGCGACGAGGTCGCCGAAGGTATAAAAAAAGCGGTGAAGGACGTGGCAAAAGAAACGGTCCGCACGTTGAAAGCGACATCCCCGCGAAGCAAAATGAGTGGACCCGGCAAGTATGCGGACGGCTGGACGTCCAAGGTGGAGTTTGAAAGCCCAGAGGACATCCGGATGCGCATATCCAACCGCACAAAGCCGCAGCTCACGCATCTGCTCGAAAACGGGCATGCGAAGGTAAACGGTGGCCGCGTGGACGGCAAGCCGCATATCCGACCGGCCGAGCAGGCTGCTGCAGATAAGCTCGTGGGTGCCGTGAAAGTGGTGATCAAAAAATGACGCTGGAGAATCTATATCAGCTTTTGGAAAGCACAGGTTTGCCCGTGGTATACAGGGCATGGCCGATTGGCGGAGCGCCTGAGTTGCCGTACATCTGCTATCTCGCCGCCTACAGCAACAACTTTTCGGCGGACGGCGTCGTATACCAGCCGATAGATCATGTGCAGATCGAGCTCTACACAAAAGATAAAAATCCCGAAGCGGAGGACAGGGTGGAAAGCGCCCTGTCCTCGCTCTTTTGGGACAAATCGGAAACTTATATCGACACGGAGAAATGTTATCAAATTTTGTATGAAATTGAGGTGTAACAATGGCGACAAACGAAAACAAGGTGCAGTTTAACATCAAAAACGTGCACTACGCGGTGATGATCGCAGACGGCGAAACGCCGACGTGGAAAAATCCGGTCCCTGTGCCGGGCGCCGTGAATCTGTCGCTCGAGGCGAGCGGCGAGATCACACCGTTTTACGCGGACGGCGTTGTGTACTACAAATCCAGCTCTAACAACGGCTACGAGGGCGACCTCGAAATGGCGCGATTTATCGACAAGATGCTGCAGGATGTCTGGGGATACGTGCTCAACGCCGCCGACAAAACAATCATCGAAAATGTGGGTGTTGAGCCGAAGAGCTTTGCACTCCTTTTTCAAATCGACGGCGACGCCGACAACGACCTTTATTGCATGTACAACTGCACGGGCACGCGCCCGGGCATTGTTGGCGCGACGAGTACGGACACCAAGGAGCCGCAGACGCAGACCAGCACGATTTCTGCTACGTCTCTCGAAAACGGCAACGTCTTTGCACGTACGACCAGTGAGACGCCGGAGAGCGTTCGCACGGCGTGGTTCACGAAGGTTTATACGCCTACCGCAGGTTGAGAAAGGTAAAGCACATGGAAAAAAGAATTCAGATCGACGGAAAGGAGGTGGGGTTTAGGGCTTCGGCCCTGACCCCGCGTCTTTACCGGCATAAAATCGGCCGGGACATGATCCAAGACCTAAACAAGCTGCAGAAGGCGTACACCAAAGCGCTACAGGGCATCCATGCCAAAAAACCGGCAGAAGATGCGCCCGCCGAAGAGCGCGAGGCGTATGAAGCGCTGGTGCACGAATCGCAGCTTGATGTGACTGATCTCGAAATTTTTGAAAACGCCGCCTACATCATGGCGCGGCAGTATGACGCCAACATCCCGGACACGCCGGAGGGGTGGCTTGACGGATTTGAGACGTTTTCGATCTACGAGGTGCTTCCGGCAATCCTCGAGCTTTGGGCGATCAACGCGCAGACGACGGCAAAGTCTAAAAAAAAATAAGACAAACTGTGCGTGAAGCAACCGGCGCGACCTTTATGCTCCGCTGTGCGGAGCTGGGGCTCAGTCGCGAGGACCTCGACGATATGACGGTTGGCATGGTCTACGATATGCTGATCGAGCAGGCGAACGACCAAGAGAAGTATCCGTATAAAGCGACACAGGCGGATATTAACCGCTTTTTTCCGAAGGGGTGAGTAGATGGCGGATCGAATCAAAGGCATAACAATCGAAATCGGCGGCGATACGACCGCACTGTCTAAAGCGCTTTCGGGCGTAAACAAAGAGATCAGCACGACGCAAAAGCAGCTGCGCGATGTTGAGCGGCTGCTGAAGCTGGACCCGGGCAACGTCACGCTGATCGAACAGAAGCAAAGGCTGCTTGCAAGCTCGATCGACCAGACAAAGCAAAAGTTGGACGCGCTGAAAGCGGCAGAAAAGCAGGTCCAGCAGCAGTTTGCCGAGGGAAAGGCGACACAGGCGCAGTATGACGCGTTGCAGCGTGAAATCATCGCCACGGAAGCCGATTTGCGGAAAGCCGAAAAGGCGGCGTCCAGCTTTCAGGATGAAATCGCGCAGGCTAAGGGTGAATCCGCTTTAAAACAACTCGGCGACGCGGCGTCCGGGACAGCCTCAAAGGTCAATAAGATCGACGAGAAGCCGATCGATGATGTAGAAGATGCGGCCAAGGACGCAGACGACGCGCTCGAAAAAGCGGGAGACAGTGCATCCAGCTTCGCCGATCACCTCAAAGCCGATATACTTGTCGAGGGAATCAAGGAAATCGTTTCCGTAATTAAGGATCTGAACGAGGAAACCAAAGAGTACCGCAAGATCATGGGCACGCTGGAAACCTCCAGCGAGGCGGCGGGATACTCCGCGGAGGAGACAAGCGAGGCTTTTTCGCAGCTTTACCGGGCGCTTGGGGACGATCAATCCGCTGCCACAACAACAGCAAACTTGCAGGCGATCGGTGCGTCGCAAAAGGATATAAACAGTCTGATTTCGAGCGCCGTCGGCGCTTGGGCGAAATACGGGGACAGCATCCCGATCGACGGTCTTGCGGAATCAATCAACGAAACAATCCGCGCCGGGCAGGTGACGGGCACCTTTGCGGACGTCCTGAACTGGGGCAGCAAAGAGGGCGAAACCTTCGGAGTGATGCTCAAGGAAAACACCGAGGAAAACGAGGAGTGGAACAAGGCGGTGCAAGAAGCTTCCAGCGCCGAAGATTTTTTTAATCTCGCTTTGCAGGACGCTGAAACGCAGGCCGACCGGACAAACCTCGTCTTACAGGCTATGGCCGATCAGGGCCTCAGTGATGTCGGCGATGCATGGTACAGCAACAACAAGGACATCGTAGACGCCAACAACGCGCAGCTCGAATTTACGAAAAAGGCAGCCGAGCTTTCGGAGCGTGTGCAGCCTGTACTTACAGCTGTGCAGGAGGGCATAAACGGCATTCTGCAGGCAATTTTGGATGCAACGGCAGGCATCGACATGGATGCCATCGTCGGATACGTCCAGAGCTTTTTTGACGCGGTATCGAACGTCGTATCCTTTTTGATCGAAAACAAGGAAATCGTAATCGGTGTAATCGGCGCGATCGGTCTCGCGCTGACTGCGCTGAAAATCGTCGAGTTTGTGCAAAGCGTGATCAGTGGTATTTCAGCAATTTCCAGTGCGCTGTCATTCCTTGCAGCAAACCCGATCGTGCTTGTGATTGCGGCCATCGCCGCACTGATTGCAGTGCTGGTGCTGATCGTCACGAAAGGCGAAGAAATCAAGGCGTGGTTGGCAGGCTTTAACGAGTGGCTGCAAGGTGTTTTTGCTACGGATTGGACCGAAATCTTCGGCCCCGTCTTAGGAAATGTGTTGAATGGATTCTTTGCGCTGGTGAAAGGCATCTGGGACGGCGTTTATCAGATCCTCAACGGTGTAATTGATTTTATTCAAGGAATTTTCACCGGCAACTGGGAACAGGCGTGGAGCGGTGTGCAGGAGATCGTTTCGGGCGTGTGGAGCAACATCACCGGGCTGATCACAGGCGCGTGCGACCTAATCGAAGGCATCCTTTTGGGGCTGGATAGCTGGCTGCAAGGCGTCTTTAAAACGGACTGGACGGAAATTTTCGGTCCGGGACTGGGCGACATTATCAACGCTTTTATGAAAAATGTTGAAAACACATGGAACGCGATCAAGCAGATTTTTCAGGGTGTGCTCGATTTTATCAAAGGCGTTTTCACGGGAAATTGGAAGCAGGCATGGCAGGGTGTCGTCAACATCTTCGGCGGCCTGTTTAATAGCCTCATAAACATGGTAAAGGCGCCGCTGAACGGCATCATCGGGCTTTTAAACGGCGCGGTCGGTGCGATTAACAGTTTGATCGGAGGGTTAAACTCGATCAGCTTTACCATGCCAAAATGGCTCGGCGGCGGGCATTTCGGTCTCAGCATCCCGTATATCCCGAGTATACCGTATCTGGCAAAGGGCGGCATCCTCTCGCAGGGCTCGGCGATCGTCGGTGAGGCCGGGCCGGAGTTGCTCACAATGATGGGCAACCGCGCCATGGTGCAGCCGCTCACCAACAACACAACCAACCAGACCGACCTCGGCGGCGTCAATATTACGATATACGGCGCGCCTGGGCAGGACGTGCGGGCGCTGGCGGACATCATTATGGATGAAATGCAAAACGCAGCAGAAAGAAAGGCGGCGGTTTACGGTGCATAAATTTTGGTTTGCCGGGCATTGCTGCCGCGAGTACGGAATCTATGTCAGCGGCGAAAACACCTTCAACGGCCCGGAACGTGGGTATGAGCTTGTGTCCATACCCGGGCGGTCCGGCGATCTAGTCCGAGATAACAAGCGGTATAAAAACATTACGGTTTCTTATCCCGCTTTTATCCACCGCGATTTCCTGCGGAACACGGACGCGGCGCGCGCGTGGCTCCTCGGCTCTCCGATGACATATCATAAACTAGAGGACGACTACCACCCAGACGAATACCGGATGGCGATTTTTACCGGGCCGCTGGATTTTGACACGCGGTTTTTAAACCGGTCGGGCGAGACGACGCTTAATTTTAATTGCAAGCCGCACCGGTATATCAAAGCGGGCACGTGGGCGCAAGCACTTAAAAGCGGACAAATCCTGCTGAACAACTGGGACGAATCGTTGCCGCTGATCCAGATCACGGGCAGCGGAAGCGGCGTGCTGACGGTCGGCGGCGTCACCGTGACAATCGACAGCATGGACGGCAGCCTGACGCTGGACGCCGAAACCCAAAATGCCTACAACGGCCTTGAAAACAAAAACGGCACAATCCGCATCGCAGGCGGAGAGTTTCCGACTCTGCCCGCCGGTGAAACGCGGATTACTTGGAGCGGCGGAGTCACTGCGGTAGAGATCACGCCGAGATGGAGGGCACTATGAAACCGATTCTTTTTCCGTCCACCGCGACGGAGTTTAAAACGCAGGGGCTCGGCGTCTTGACGGATGCCATCAGCTGCACGGTCACCGAGGAGCGCAACGGCGCTTTCGAGCTGACGATGCAATACCCGGACACCGGCGTGCATTTTGACGAGACTACGGACCGCTGCATCATCTATGCAATCCCGAGCCCATACCGGGCGCCGCAGCCTTTCCGCATCTACCGGATCACGCGTCCGATGGACGGCATCATCATGGTGTACGCGCAGCATATCACCTACGATCTTTCCGGCGTGCCGCTCAATCCTTTTACAGCGATCAACGCGCCGGATGCGCTCTCAAAGCTAAGCCTTAACGCGGCGGTGGATAGTCCCTTCACTTTTTGGACGGACAAGTCTACCGTCGCGTCTTTTGCTGTCTCGACACCGTCGTCGACGCGCTCGGTTCTCGGCGGTTCATCCGGATCGATCCTAGACGTGTACGGCGGTGAGTACGAGTGGGACGGCTTTACCGTCCGCTTGTACGGCCATCGCGGATACGACAACGGCGTCGTGATCAGCTACGGCAAAAACCTGACGGACATCGAGCAGGACCGCAACATCTCCAACGTGGCGACCGGCATCTATCCCTACTGGACAAACGCCGAGGGGGCGCTCGTGACCTGCGATCCAAAGATCGTCAACGCGCCGGGCACGTATGACTTTACGCGCGTCGTGCCGGTGGATTTTTCCAACGATTTTGAGACGCAGCCGACGCCGACGCAGCTGCAGGCGCGCGCGGAAAAGTATGTCGAGGATAACAAAATCGGCATACCTAAAACGAGCATCACGGCAAGCTTTGTTCAGCTCGAGCAGTTTTCGGAGTACGAGGACCTTGCGCTGCTCGAAAAGTGTGACCTGTGCGACACGGTAACGATCCGCTACCCGCAGCTTGGCGTGGAAGCGAAAGCCGAAATCGTCAAGATCGAGACGGACGTGCTGCTTGAGCGGTACAGCTCGGTCGAGATCGGCGACGTGCGCACCAACATCGCGGACACTATCGTCGGGCAGCAACAGGAGATCAAGCAAAAACCGAGCGAGACTTACTTGCGCGAGGCAGTGCTTGCGCTTACGGAGACCATCCTCGGCGCATCCGGCGGCGCGGTGCGCTTGCTGGACACCAACAGCGACGGAATGCCGGACACGCTGTACATCGCGGATGATCCGGACCCGACCAAGGCGCGCAAGGTGTGGAGATTTAACCACGAGGGATGGGGCGCGAGCAATAACGGATACAACGGGCCGTTTTCATACGGAGCCACGTTGGAGAACGGCATGGTCGCCGATTTTATCACAGCCGGCACACTCAACGCTGATCTCGTCAACATCACTAACTTGATCTCTGACCATGTTGTAAGCCAAAACGGCAGGTTTGAGATGGACCTGTGGGCGGCGGTGCTCAAGCTGATGGAAAACGATAACCTGCGCGTGCGCATATACTCGACAGGTCAAGGCGCTGGCGGCCTTGTGCAGGTCTTTTCCGGCACCGTGACAAATGAGGGCGGACTCGGCGAGGACGGCGCTTACTCGTACCTCGGGCCGACCGGCGCAGGCGTGGGCGAAAAAAGCGACGGAAGCTATACCGGGACGTTTAGCGCCGGAACGCTGGTCGTCTACAAAACGGTAAAAACCGAAAGCGGAAATGCGATCCTGTCCGTGCAAGACGGGCAGCGCATCGGGCATTTTGACCGGCTCGCCATCGGCGATAACGCAGATTTTAGCGTGGCGTGGGTATGGGACCCGCAGCTCAACCGCTACGTGCTCTGCAGCAATAACTAGTAGGGGAGGATGATAAAAAATGCCAATTGAAACAACGGCGGCGCTGAGCGTTGACCTGCTCGACCCGGGCGCGCCGCAGATCATTCACGCGGTGCAGAACGACAGCAACAGCCGCAAAATTGCTTTTAGCATATACGCGGGCGGCGCGCAGTGGACTGTGCCCGACGGTACGCTTGTGACCGCCCGCTACAAAAAACCCGACGGTACCGCAGGATTTTACGACACGCTGCCTGACGGCAGCACGCCGGCTGCGACGATCAACGGCAACGTCGTGACCGTGGCCCTTGTGCCGCAGGCCTTTACGGTGCGCGGCAACGTGCCGGTACAGATCAAGCTGTACGATAGTGCGGGCACCAGCATCACGACGTTTGCGGTCGTGATGCATGTCTCGGCCAACGTCGTCTCAGACGCGGAGATTGTCTCGTCGGATTACTACAGCGTCCTGACCAAGCAGATTGCCGATGTACTCGCGGCGGCGGAGGGGATTGAGGACAACGTCACCGCCGCGCAGGCAGCGGCACGGCAGGCGGCATCTTCGGCCAGCGCAGCGGCAGGCGCCGCGACGGCGGCCGCCAACTCGGCGAGTACAGCCTCCACCGCGTCCGGGCAGGCGCAGACAGCGGCCACCAATGCGGGACAGGCCGAAACCAACGCCGCCAACAGCGCGAACGACGCGGAAGACGCCAAGACCGCAGCAGAGACGGCAGCCAGCAACGCCAGCGGCGACGCGGCTGCGGCTGAAAGCGCGAAAACGGCAGCGCAGACCGCGGCGACGAACGCGGAAAACGCGGCGGCGTCTCTGCTTGCCATACTGTCCAGCGGGGCCGCCGCGCATAACTCTATCTACCGCGGCAAAAACCTCGGTACGAGCGTGACCGCCGCACAATGGGCGGCTATTGTGGATGGTAGTTTTACCGACCTGTATATCGGTGATTACTGGGTAATTGATAGCGTCAACTGGCGTATTGCGGCGTTTGATTACTACCTTAACAGTGGTGATACAAGCTGTACTACTCACCATGTAGTTATCGTGCCGGACACTCGCCTGTACAACGCACAAATGCACAACACCAGCTCCGGCGGTTACGAAGATGGTGCGGCAAATACTACGGCTGGCGGTTATGTTGGCTCGGATATGTACAAGAGCAATCTACAACAGGCTAAGACTACTATCAAGACAGCGTTTGGTTCCGCCCATGTGCTTGTCAAAAGAGAGCATCTGACCAATGCTGTAACCGGAAACGCCCCTTCGGGTTGGGGATGGTTCGACTCTGATATTGAGTTAATGAACGAAGTGCAGGCTTATGGTTCTGTGGCGTGGGGCACACATGATGGTAACGGTTACAACGTAGCTTTGGGTGACAGTCAGTTCCCGCTCTTCGCGTTTGACCGTACTAAGTTGCATAATCAAGAGGACTACTGGCTGAGAGATGTATCTTCCGCCGTTGACTTTGCTTATGTGAGCAACGGCGGGTTTGCGAACTCTAACGGCGCTTCTTTCGCTTTTGGCGTTCGCCCGGCGTTTGCAATCATCGGCTAAGGGGGTCTCTCTTGGCTCGATGCGCCGGAAACGCGGACAATCCCCGCACCGCCGGTGTGGATGGATAAACTTTAAATTTTGAGGAGCAAAAAATGACGGAAGCAATTACAGTGGCATTGATTACGGGCGGCTTATCGCTGATCGGCGTAATCATAGCAAGTATCGCTGGAAACCGGCGAACAGAGCAAAAAATCCAAGTCGCGCAGGCGGTAACGGACACCAAAATCGAAGAGCTCACGCGGGAGGTGCGCAAGCACAACGGCTTTGCCGAAAAGATACCCGTCATACAGGAGCAGATCAAGGTCATCAATCACCGCATCGCAGATCTCGAAGACGAAAGGAAAGATCACCAATGAAAAAAACGAAGTGGAAAAGTTGGCTCAAGGCCGCGGGCGTCCGTGCGGTGAAAACCGTGGCGCAGACCGCTGTCGCGACGATCGGCACCTCTGCGGTGCTCGGCGACGTGGACTGGATCGTGGTATCCAGCGCATCGGTGCTCGCCGGCGTGCTCTCGCTCCTCACAAGCGTTGCCGGCCTGCCGGAGTTGCCCGACACGGACGGTGACGGTTTTCCGGACCAGTAAAGGACAATCCGAAAAGAGGTGATATAAATTGATTATGCACGAGATCACATTGGACGGATACGCTGCGCAGTGTGCCGAACAGCCGATCCGCCTCGGCACGGCGGGCAGCTACGGCGTGGAGACATTGAGCGTGATGCGCAAGGGCGAATGGGTAGATTACGATATTATCGTCGCTTTCCACCCGCCAAAAGGAGAATCCGTGCAAATACGCCTTGAATCGGATAATGTCGTGTCTGTCCCTGCGGAGGCCACTGCGGTTGCAGGCACGGGAGAGCTCACGTTTGCAGGATATACGGACGGCGTGCGGCAGATCTCCGTGAGCCAAATCTATCGTGTGGCAGCAAGCGCGGGAACGCAGGGGATCGCCCCCGCAGAACCTACGCCGGACGTGGTACAGCAGATTTTGTCGGCAGCGAATGAAGCGGCTAACAAAGCCGAACAAGCTCAAGAAGCTGCTCAAAGCGTCCGTGATGACGCTGATGCAGGTAAATTTAATGGCCCGCAAGGCCCTAAAGGTGACACCGGTCCCACCGGCCCCATCGGCCCGCAGGGCGAACAAGGCCCAACGGGTGCAACTGGGCCGCAAGGCCCTAAAGGCGACACCGGCCCGCAAGGCCCTAAAGGTGACACCGGTCCTGCCGTAGCACTGGACACCACCCTCACCCACGAAGGCGAAGCCGCTGACGCAAAAGCCACAGGTGACGCTATCAGCGCAGTCAAGGAGCGGCTTGACGAAATACCTAAAATTGACGACACAGCCATCACCACCACAAGCCCATGGAGCAGCCAGCAGATCGTGGACACCTTATGTCCTCCAATCGAGGAGGCCGGGAACCCCGTTGCGTGCTATCCCGTGGCAGGCTATCCGTTGGATGTGACTGTCAGCTGGGGGCCTACGCAGGAGGGGAGCGGTGAGCCATCCCCTGATAATGTCCGCCCGATTAAGGGACGAGACGGCGTGACGGTCGAACGGTTCGGGGAGAATGTTATTGAGTTTTTAAGCACAAATGATTCCTCTACAGGCATTAAAATAGCAGTGGACACAGAAAAAAATATTACGTTAAACGGAACACTTGCTGGAAAAGGCAATATCGAGATTGGAACGTGTCGGCTGCATTGGGCTGCGGGAAAAACCTACACCATGTACGTCAAAAAGGTGGGCGGCAGTGCATCCCTTGGAAGCGGTGACGGCATTACTTTTGCCTATTCACTGTTCACGACGGATTTTGAGCATTTCTTTCGTGGCGATACAACCAGCACAAACCTTGATTCGTATATTTCAATCAACGCTGCGCTGGTAGAAACCGAGCTTATTTTTATGCTGCAATGCTGGCGAGATGGCACAGTATTCAACAACTACAAAATCCAAATTGAAGTCATTGAAGGCACCACCGCCCCCACCACCTACAAACCGTACATCAGTCAGACCAACACCCTGACCCTGCCCGAAATCGTGTATGGCGGAGAAGTGGATGCAGTGACAGGAGATGGAAAACGAACGTGGGGAATTATCGACAATTACGCTGGAGAGACAATTCCGAGAGAGTGGATTAGTGACAGAGACGTCTATAGCGCGGATAAAAATCCGACGGTTGGAGCGCAGGTCGCATACAGACTTGCAGAGCCTGTGCCCTTCACCGCGACAGGCGCACAGCCCATCCCCGCGTTAAGCGGCACAAACACCCTGCTTACCGACGCCGACAGCGTAAGTGTATCCGGCCGTGCTGACCTAATTCACATCATAAGAAAAATGCAAGAAAAATGAAAAGGAGAATAAAAATGGTACCCATTCGCGAAAATCTATTATCTTCTGCAAAATACAATTTGAAAGTCCCGGTGGAGTCCTGCGCAAAGGACATGAAATATATTGTCGTGCACAACACGGCGAACGATGCTTCTGCCGCGAATGAAGTTGCGTATATGATTCGCAACGACAGCTCTACGTCGTTTAACGCGGCGGTCGATGACAAGGAAATCGTCATAGGTATCCCGCTGAACAGAGGTGCGTTTGCGGCAGGGCAGCGCGATGGCAATGCACATGGTATTCATATCGAGATTTGTTATTCGCTTTCGGGCGGCACACGTTTCGATAAAGCCGAAAAGAACGCCGCAGAGTATATCGCAAAGCTGCTCACCGAGCGCAAGTGGGATATTTCGCACGTGAAGAAGCATCAGGACTTCGACGGCAAATACTGCCCGCACAGAACACTCGACAAAGGCTGGCAGCGCTTTTTGAACATGGTGAAAAGCTACATGACGGCGAGCACACCGGCAAAGCCTACACCCAAACCGAGTACGCCGAAGCCCACCTGCACGGGCGATCTGAGGTATTCCGCATACGCGGGGGGCCATTGGCTCCCGCAGGTAAAAAACTGCGAGGACTACGCGGGCAACTTTGGACAGGCGATGGAAGGACTTAAAATCAATGCCAAAAACTGCGATATTTATTATCGTGTTCATCTCCGGGGCGGCGGCTGGCTCCCGGAGATCAAAAACAGCGGCGCAGGTGCAGACGGCTACGCGGGCATTTACGGCGAGCAGATCGACGGCGTACAGATACGCACGCCCGTCGGCTTTGTAGACTGCCGCGTGCATATCAAGGGCGGCGGCTGGTTGAGTTGGGTGCGCTTTGGAAGCAAGTACAATTCCGGCGCAAACGGCTACGCGGGCATTTACGGTTCGGCCATTGATGCAATCCAGATGGAGTAAGATGTTAAAAAGCCGCTAAATTATCACATTGATTTGCAAACTGTTTGCTAAAATGGCAAAATAGGCATTTTTTAACAGTTTGCAATCAAAGCAAAAGGCGCAGGGCTGCCGGAATTTCCGAGCAGGCTCTGCGCCTTTTTTATTTTCAGAAAAACCGCGCCCCGGATGGTAAAAGTAAAAGGCTTGGAGCATCATGCTGACAAGCCTTTTACTTTTGCAATAAAGCAACAACAATTATTTCTACCCAACACCGCCGCCCCATAAAGAGCGACGCGACACACCGATAAAACCTATCGGATGACTTTATCATATCATACATTTTGCAAAAATCAAGATAAAAACAAAATATTTTTCAAAAACTTTTGAAAAAGTACTTGACATTATATCACTACGGTGATATAATATAGGTGTCAACAGGAAAGAAAAACAAAATCAATTCACACAAACGGAGGAAATCAAAATGATGAACACAATGTTTAATTTTATCGGCAGCGAAAGGCAAATCGAATGGGCAAAGAAAATTGTGAGCGGCCCGTATGATTTTTTGATGTATATTGCGTCTACTGCCGAAGACGAAATAAAAGCGCACGGCGAAGTAAGCACATATTGCGAAGAGGTTAAGTTTTACAGCGAGGCCGCTAAGCGCTATGAGGCCGAAATCAAAAAGCTTGTGCAGGCAATGCCGGAAGTTAAAGCAGGCTTAGTCATTGATCGCCGCGACAACTACGGAAAGTTAGCAGACATGATCCTCGCGGAAGTGCTCAAGGAGAACGGAAAACGCGGACTTGTTGATGCCGGTTGGCGCCCGACGTGGGACATGAAAAAAATGGGATTTTAAGGAAGTGTGAACAATGAAAAAAACTTACATTACCATCGGAAAAAACACTTACAAGCTTTATAGCGGCATCGAAGGACTTAACAAAAACTGGCTGCTTGAAACAGAGGAAGGTCGTTTAACGCTTACCGCGCTTGAAGACAGCGGAGTAACCGATGAAATTGATTTTATTGAAGAGATCGCCAACGACCCGGAAACGCCGTGGGAAGATTGTGACGAGGATGATGTAAACTACATCACCTTGTGGCTCTCTATGTGGGGCATTACATCTGCCCGGAATTTTTAAGGAGGGTTTAAAAGATGGTACGCGTAAGCTGATCCTTAAATGGGTAGCGCCGATTTTTGTAAATGCGGGCAATGCGGATAATATGTTGCCCACAATCCATCGGATAAAGTAAAGGAGCAAAAAATGACAAATTTACAGCGGATAAGATTAGAGCGCGGATTGTCTCAATCCCAATTAGCCAAAGCAGCAAACGTAAAGCTGCGATCAATCCAAGCTTACGAGCAAAAAACTAAAGATATAAATAAGGCTCAACTCCAAAGCGCATGCAAGCTTGCGAAAGTTTTATCTATTCGACCTGAAGAGCTGCTCGAAGACGACGAAGAGTAATAAAGCAAAAGCCCCGGTAGCTGATCTGCATACCGGGGCTTTTGCCTGTTTGTGCCGAAATTGTCAAAAGGACGGCAGAAACATTTCATCAATTCCACGCCCCCGAAAGGGCGACATTCGGAGGAAATCCGAACAAACATAGTATATATGGTATTCCGAAAAAAATCAAGATTTTTTTGAAAAAACGCTTGACTTTATACTACCACAGTAGTATAATATAAGTGTCAAAAGAAAGAAAAACAAAATGGAGGAAATCAAAATGACAAACTACATGAACTACATCAAGAACATCATCAATACCGAAACCGAAATGGACAAAGACAGCATCGAGAAACTCGTAAAAATTGCCTACTACATGGGCAGAGAAGAAGCAGCACGCGAAGTAAGCGACAAGTACAGCGACCACATCGCAGAGCAGAAGCAAAGAGCAAGCGAGTGCAGATACCACAACATGGCGGCGGAGATCGTCGGCGATGAAAATTACATTTACTCCAGCGACTATGCAGGCGATTTCACAAGCACATTTGCTTACGATGAGATCAAAAAAGAGTTTTAATAGAGCAAAAGGCCGGTAAGCGTTTCCGCTCCCGGCCTTTTACCGTTTTCACAAAGAAAACATAGTTGTTTCTATCCAACACCGCCGCCCGTAAAGGGCGACGCGACATACCGATAAAAGCTTATCGGACGGCTTTAGTATAGCATGGCAGATTTTAAAAATCAATACTTTTCAAGATTTTTTAAAATCTCGATTTAGCAGATAGGTAATAAGCGTGTTGCATATCGTGTTGCATTTTGATAAAAAAAGGCTTAATTCCTTCAAAATAAGTTTTAAAACGTAAAAATATTTTTGAGAAAAAACAAAGGAAAAGCCGCATGAAATCTAAGCTTTTTAGACTTCATGCGGCTTTTGGGTTTGGTGCAGGTAACAGGACTTGAACCCGTAATATATAAGCGCAAAACCCGCATAAACTCTATATATTTTGAAACATGTGTTGCTTTTTGTGTTGCATTTTGCTTTTATCCGTAAGATTTTGTAAATCGGTCAACGATTTTTGCGTTAAAGTCCTTTTGCTCATCGGATAAAACGTGCTCGTAGATTTTGTCGAGGACCTCGCGATTTTCCCACCCTCCGCGCTGCATGATATAGAGGTCAGGCACGCCCATAGCGTGCAGGACGGAAGCGGAATGGTGGCGCAGATCGTGAAAGCGGTACGGTTTACCCAACACGCGTATGGAGAGCGTGCGGAAGAGGTTTGATATTGTAATAGGCGAGTACGGGCACACGCGCTCATTATCTATACTGCGCAGCTCATCAACGATAAATTTCGGCAGCTCCACAAATCGGGTTCCGGCGGTTGTTTTGGTAGACTTGATAACATACTCGTGATTATCGTCACAGACCATAGCCTTGTTGACCATGACGCCATTATCATGCACGTCGCTTTGCGTCAGTGCGCATATTTCGGAGCGGCGCAGGGTTCCCACCGCGGCCAACAAAATAGCTTGGTGCATATTAGTGCCCTCGGCCGCTTCCAATAACGCCTTTACTTCCGCTTCGGTCGGGATGGTGATTCTGGCCTTTTGCTTCTGCGGCAAGCCCGTGGAGAGCTGGAAAGAGGGATAATATACGCCCAGCACGGCAGATAAAAGCCCATGGGCGTTGCGCACGGTCTTTGGCGCATGATTTGCCGCAAACTGGTTTATGGAGCGCTGTACGGCCTCCTGCGTAATGTCGCGCAGCTTTAGCGGCATAATGTCTTGTAAGTCATTCCGGGCGCTGCGGCGGTACTCGCGTATCGTAGAGGGCGAGAGCACGTTGGTTTTGCTGTCGATATAGCGCGTGTATGCCTCTTTCAAGGTCATGTCTCCGGCGGATGCGGTGCGCTGCTTGCCGTCCAATTTGTATTCTGCCGCCATGTATTCGGCTTCTTTTTTTGTTGTGGCGGTAAATGATTTGTAAATCCGCTTTCCGGTGGCGGGGTCCGTGTAATCGTATAGATTCACGCGCCAGTTACCGGAGGGCAGTTTTTTAGCTTTTGCCATTGTAAAAACCTCCTATTATTGAAAATCCCGTAGATACGTTTTGTATCCACGGGATTTTGTTATTTGAGCAAACCGCCGGAAGCGGAGCGAGCCTGTATCCAGCCGCGATCTAAGTTTGCGATATCGTAGCCAAAAAAGAAGCAAACGAAAATCACAAGGATGATGCAGATAATCAAGCAAATCCGAACGAGCCGCCGATCTTCGTTGTGCTGGCGCATAAATTGTGCTTCTTGCTGCGCGAGTCGCACAATCTTATCTTCGCGTTCAAACTCAATGCTTTTCTTCAGGTACTCGATCTGCTCGTTCTCGGGGCCTTCGTCCGGCATCGGCGGTGTAACGATGTCATATTTGACGGCGGCAAGGATAGATCTAAGCACAACGATGCTCGGGTCGGCCTGCCGTTTAAAAATGCGGATAATTGTACTTTGTGAGACATTACAAGCGTCCGCAACGTTTTGATAAGATAAGTTGAGCGAGACGCGTCGATCTTCCAGCTTTGGTATAAGCGCGTCCAAATCGATTGTCGAAAAATCCATAAGAAGCACCTAATTTGTAATTTAAGTCATATATAAAGTACTGTTATGCAAAATTGAATATTTACACCACCGTTTGAGAGGCCTATTATTTAATCAAACGAAAGGCTTATCTGTAGGTGATAAGCGTGTTAAATCCCGTCCGGTTTCCCGTCATCCCCTGATTGGGAATCGAATTAAATTTTATGTCCAAGATTTCGTAGCCTTCCCTTTGCATGCAGTTTAAAACATAGTCAATTTCCGTTGTGTATTTTTCATCGCACTTAAAGACCTGATTAGCAAGCTGCGAAAAACTGTTTATCAGCACGACGTGAACCGCACCATCTTTTTGAGCTAGATATGGGCGCATATTTGTATAGACATTTTGTGCGGTGTTTTTTTGGTTTCCTGAGAACAAAGCCATAATATTTTACCTCATTTCGTATATTTACCTCATAATTTAACTGTATCATATCACTAAAAACGCACGTAGTCAACAAATAAATAAAAAATTTTTTTATAAAAAGAACGGAGTTGAACAAATGAAGACGGTAGAAACAAGGGAAGAAAACAGAATCCGAAAAAACTTAATAGACGCAATTTCAGAAATGCTGCTGGATCTCCCCGTAGATACTTTGCGAAAGATTTACATATCTGTATCAATATGGGCGGGGAAAATGTAGGCGCACAAAGCAAAAGGCGAGGACCGTTAAAAATTCGGTTCTCGCCTTTTTTATTTGTCTTCCGACAATATCTCGCAAATCTTCTCAAGCCCTTTTACAAAAATCGGCAGATACTCATCGGGTAGCTGCGCCATAGCGCGAAGCAGTCGGCTTCGGTCGTCATCATCGATTTGTGCTCTGGCAAAAATCTCCGCCAATGCTTCCTCACGTGTTTTCTGCTTAAACATTTCGCCTGCACCGGTACGCAACCAGATTAGATCGACACCAAAAACACGGCAAATATCGGCGATTGTGCGATCTCCAATTCCTGATTTTCCAGAACAAATAAGGCTCAAACTACCTTGTTTTATTCCTATCTTTTCCGCAAACTCAGATTGCGTAAGGGACGAAGCTTTTAAGACCTTTTGCACACGCTCGTTTATTGTCTCCATTCGTTCACCTCCTTATATATAGTATTATACCATAATACGAAATAAAGTCAACGAAAAAATATTTGCCACCAATAAAATAAAGCTTGACAATATAGCTCACCTATGGTATTATATAGGTAACAAATAACAGAGAGCAAAAAAAGGAGGCAAATTTAGTGTATGAGGTCTTAACGCATGAAGCAGAAAAAGCTATCCAGATCGTTAAAGCTGTGCCTGCGGACAAACGCGCACTTGCCGTGAAGATGGCAGAGATTTACGCCGCAGGCCTTGCGGACGGCGTGGAACTGGTAACGATGCGCACCGAGCGCAAAGACGCAGACGCGACCAACCCGAAAGTGGGGTGAGTTAAGGATAGAAAGGAGAAAGCGGAATGAGAATGGAAGACCGGGCACGAAAAGAAGCATTAAAAGTGGTACTGCCGTACATTTTAATGCTTCTCGCCCCGATTTTAGGAACGCTAATCGCGGTTTTGATGTTGTGCTTTTTTAGCTAAGCTTAAAGGCCGCGCCCCAGCTTTACCACATGCCGCCCGAAAACTAATCCTCCCCTGAAAACCATGGATGTACACTCCTTTCGTCCTAACAAACATAGATACTGCATAATTTTGCTTTGGGCGGCAGGTGGTAGGGCTGGGGACAAAAACATAAATAGAGAAAGAGGTGGTAAACAGTGCCAAGATTAAAACCATCGCCCGCAGAACAGCGGCGGCAGACGTTTAGGTCGATTATGCGTTACAATGCCGACCGCATGGGCCTGACGACCGACGAGAAGACCGCGAAATACTTGGGTATATCCCCGCAGCTTTACAGCTACCGTATGCGCCACCTTTCGGCGTGGTCATACGAAGACTTGTGCAACATCTTTAAAAAACTGCGTTTCTCACAAAGTGACATCGAGACGCTGTTCAAAAATTAGAGGAAAGGAGGCAACAACATGATTTTAGTTTTGTGCGGCAGTATCGCCGCCGGATGCGCGATTATCACGCTGGCCTACGGCGCGGAGAAAATCCTCGAAAGAGCCGTAAAGCCGCCGAGAAGAAGGAAAAGAGCCGCCCGCCCCGGTGCGGAGGTCATCGACATCGGCAAATACCGCAGCTGGCGCGACGCCGTGCGCGTGTATGAGACAGTGACAACGGACAGAAAGGAAAGACAAGCGTGAAAGTTTATAAAGGTACAGACCTTGTAGAGGTAGATATATGAGAGCAAAAGGAAAGTGCCCCGGACTGCGGGAACAGTCACAGGGGCACAAAGACAAATTTACCGCTATTAGTTTAGCAGAAATGGGAGGAAAAGTCAATGGTAAGTTTGAGCCCATAGAGGCGCACGAAAAATCAGCCGCAGGAGAGGAAGACCCCCCTGCGGCATTATTGGAGCAAAAAACAAACGGACACGCCAAAAGCTCAAAAAATACGCCGGAAACGGCGTTTAACGAGCTCGTAATGGGTATTATCAAACGGACGGAGCGAAAAAAGGGAGAGAACAAAAAATGCTGTACAGCGGCGAAAATTATGAATATCTCTTTGATGTATCGGAAGAGATAACAAAAAATACCTTTGCAACTCTAAAGCATGATAATGTCGCACTTTATCGCACCAAAACCGTCAAGGCGGGCAACATGCTCGAGGTGGAGATATACCCGATTTGGAGCACCCGCGCGGAAGCGGTTCGAGCGAAAAAGAGAACGTCCCGCGAAGCACAAAAAAATCTGAACGATAAAAACGCAAAGAAAAAACTGATCCGTAAGATCAATGCAAACTTTACGAAGGCGGATATCTGGGTGACGCTTACATACAAAAACGGTGTGCCAGACGAAGAACAGGCTCGGAAAGACATACGCAACTATTTGCGCAGAGTGCGCGAATGGAGGCGCAAACGAGGTATGACCGAGCTGAAATATGTGTACGTTATCGAGTACGGCGGCAAAGACGGCAGGCGGAAGCGAGTGCATCACCACGTCGTGATGTCCGGCATGGACAGGAGCGCCGCGGAAGAACTCTGGAACGGTAAAGGATGGGCAAACGCCAGAAAGTTACAGCCCGACGAATACGGTCTGGAGGCATTGGCCCGATACGTGACGAAAGAGGCAAACGGCGGAAAGCGGTGGTGCGCAAGCCGAAACCTCTCAGAGCCGAAAGAGACGACCGCAGACACAAAAATCAGCAAGCGCCGCGTCGAAAAGATGGCGACTGACTTTGAGGGCGCCCCTGCGCTGATTTTTGAAAAGTTGTTTCCGGCGTATGATTTTACAGACTGCGAGGTAAAACGCTCAAATTTTGTTGCAGGTGCGTACATATATGCCCGGATGCGCCGTCGCCCGGACGAAAAGCCAAAAAAGAAACGGAGGAAGGCGAAAAATGCAGAAGAATAGCGCACAGCGTGCGCCGATGCCGACGGAAAGCGTAGAGCAGCAGCTCCTTTTCCGCTGGGCAAGATTTTACGTGAGCAAGTACCCGGAGCTTGCTTTGCTGTATCATATCCCAAATGGAGGATCGCGGCGAAAATCGGAAGCGGGACGATTTAAGGCAGAGGGCGTAAAAGCCGGAGTGCCGGACTTGTTTCTTCCGGCAGCGAGCGGGAACTTTCACGGCCTCTATATCGAGATGAAACGGAAAGCGGGCGGACGCGTGAGCGCAGATCAAAAAGTGTGGATTGATGCCCTTAGTAAGCAGGGGTATGCCGTGCGCGTGTGCTTAGGTTGGGAGGATGCTGCCCGCACCCTCGAGAAATACTTACAGCTCGGCGAGTTTGGCAAAAACAGGAGGTAAATTAAATGAGTGCAAGCAATAGCATACATATCATGGGCCGCATTACGCGTGATCTCGAGCTAAAATACACGGCAAGCGGGGTAGCAGTCTGCGCATTTGCGGTAGCGGTATCGCGCAGTTACAAGGACAGCGACGGAAACTACCCCGCGGATTTTATCGACTGCGTTGCATGGCGCACAACAGCAGAATTTGTCACAAAACACTTTCGAAAGGGCGCAATGATAGCAATCTCGGGAGAGCTGCAAACGCGCATGTACACGGACAAAGACGGGAACAAGCGGAAAGCGGTGGAAACGCTTGTAAATAGCGTGGCATTTACCGGCGAAAAGGCAGACGGGGCCGGAAGCGGAAGCACACGCCCACCGATGCCTACCACACCGCCACCCGTTGCTGCAGAAGAACCGACGTATGACGAGATAGAATATAGCGTAAACGATGAGGATTTGCCGTTTTAAGGAGGGGCACAAAAAATGAAAGTTGCCTTTACAGCGCCGAACAAGCTTACAAAAAAACAGACGTACACGCCCAATAAGATCAAAGAATACAAAAAGCTCGTGCGGGAGAGATTTTTGGAAGAAACGCAGAACAGTCGCTTTGCAGAAGACGAGCCGCTTGAAATTTACGTTATGGTCCTCACGAAAATGCCCAAAGGCGCAACGCCGGAAGAGCAAGCACGAATGTATAATGGGAGAGCCAACAACGCCAAAACGCCGGACTTAAACAAAATCACGAAAATTGTGTGCGAGGCGCTTGAGGGAGTAGCGTACAAAGATACCGTGCAAATCACAAAGGTATCCGCCCTAAAAGCTTGGAGTGCATACCCGTGCGTATGGGTGACGATAGAGGGAGAGGAGCGCAAAAGCAATGGACATGCGTAAATTTAGCGCAACAGGCATTAAAGAGCCGTACTACATAATGCTTGCTGGGACAAATCGGCGGGCGAGCTGCCGAGGCTGCATATACCGGCGCGGGATAGGCTCTCGCGGAGACCGATACAGTGTGTGCTGCTATTGCTACGATACGGGCCTCCCACGCGGATGCCCGCCCGAAAAGTGCGATAAGAAACGGAGGAAACGATAAAGCAATGAAAGCTTTACAGCGATACCAAATGAGCAAAACGGAAGAAGCGGCATTGAAAGCGGAAATAGCGAGGCAGGTGCATGAACTTGATGAAAAGTTTTCGGCCGAAATCTGTGCCATGCTGCTTTGGGCATTGCACGAAGAATTTGGTTTCGGCGCCGACCGTCTCCGCCGCGTTTGGGACTGCGTGGCGGTGCACCGGGCGGAATTGCTCAAACACTACGATATGCAGGATAACGCCGAATTTATTTTGCTTTACAAGCTGCGCCAGATCGGCGTGGACGTGGAAAAGTGGACGGCAGAACCGCAAACGCAAAAGGTGGTGCTGAAAGAATGACGCAGCGTCTGGGCCCATGCCCGCAGAACTGTCCGGACAGATACGCAAACGAGCGCGAGACATGTCACAGTACATGCCAAAGGTACATGAGATACAAGCTCACAAGATTGCTTGAGGGTAAGTAGCGCGCGAAAGCAATAGACGAGGTAGGCTTCCACCGAGACGTGCGGAAAGCCGTCGAGAAAAAACGCGAAAGGAAGATCAGATATGACAACAGATGAACTCATCAAAAGGTGGATGAAGCTATGAACCGATACGAACTACAAGCAATGCGACATTACGTGCGCAAAGTACAAAAGTTAGTTTATAAAACACGCGATTGTATTATTTCTGGGTGCGATAACTGTGACTGGGCTTACATTTGCGAGCTAACAAACTGTCTGTTAAAGTTTATACAGCACGAATTAAACCGATACGACGCGAAAGGAGAACTGAAAGATGATAACAATAGATGAACTCATCAAGGCGCTTGAGCGCATGAAAGCGGAAACCGGCTCGCTGGCAGACTCCTTGTGCTGCCTCGGTTGCGGGCATGAGCATAATTGCGGCGTGCATGGGTGCGCGGTTATTCGGGAGGCGATAAAAACCGCGAAGCTGTATCAAGCGGCGTATAAAGTGCTCGAGCGGCAGCGGGATTGTAACACATGCCTTTACAACAAGCCGTGCGGAATGGACGATTTGCGCTGCACGGTCTGCACGAGAGGGCAACAATGGAGATGGGACAGAGGAGAAATCGAAGCATGAACGCTGCACTCCTGACATCAAAAAATATGTGTTGGTGTACGCCACAAGATTTTTTTGACGAGCTGAACGCCGAATTTCATTTCGTTCTCGACCCGGCGGCAACCGACAAAACGGCGAAATGCTCTTTGTATTACACGCCGGAAACGGACGGGCTTTCGCAAAGCTGGGATCGTGGTGGCGCTGTATTCTGCAACCCGCCTTATGGGCGTAACATTGGCAAATGGGTACAAAAGGCATACAAGGAGGCTCGGGGGGGGGGCAACACAATCGTGCTGTTAATACCCGCGCGAACGGATACAGCATATTTTCACGATTACATTTACGGAAAGGCGGAGATTCGCTTCGTGCGCGGGCGGCTACGGTTTACGGACGAAAGCGGGAACGCGAATGGCCCTGCCCCGTTTCCGTCCATGGTGGTGATCTACAACGGTAAAGCAGAGGAGGCGTAGAATAGTGACTAAAATGACGCACCTATCTCTTTTCTCCGGCATAGGGGGACTTGACATCGCCGCGGAATGGGCGGGATTTGAAACAGTTGGGCAATGCGAATGGGCAGATTATCCCACTAAAGTGCTTGAAAAGCACTGGCCGGATGTACCGCGCTGGCGAGACATCCGCACGCTGACAAAGGAGGAATTTTATGAGCGAACAGGATTATATACAGTTGACCTTATTTCCGGCGGATTCCCATGCCAGCCCTTTTCTGTCGCCGGGAAGCGCCGAGGCAAGAAGGATGACCGTTACCTCTGGCCGGAAATGCTGCGCGTTATCCAGGAGCTCCGGCCCGCTTGGGTCGTTGGTGAGAACGTTGCTGGTATCGTCAGCATGGCGCTCGACCAGGTGCTTGCTGACCTGGAAGGTATCGGCTACGCCTGCCAGGCGTTTATTATACCGGCTTGCGCCGTTGACGCCGCGCACCGGCGAGACCGGTGCGCGATTGTGGCCTACAGCGACAGCGGCGGACGGCTATACCGGGAAACTGAAAAGCACTCAGCAGAAGCCTTGGAGTATGCACAGCGTGAATTTAGCGGATGCAGTTCGTATGTGGCCGACGCCAAGCGCATCAGATTGCGGGAGAACGGCAATCAATCCGCACTTGACCCAAAACGGGACAATCCGTCACATCGGGAAAAACGGAGCACAGAGCTATGCGAGACTGGATGCGGTAGTAGCAATGTTCCCCACGCCAAAGGCTCGAGATGCAAAGGATACGACGAGGCTACCTCCGAGCAGGCTTGCAAACCCGGGCAAAGACAGCCTTGTGCAGCGCGTCGGCCGGGAAATCCAAAAGGAGAATGGTGGTCAGCTGAACCCGACGTGGGTCGAGTGGCTCATGGGGTTCCCCATCGGGTGGACAGACTTAGATGCTTAGGCAACGCTGTCGTCCCGCAGCAGTTTTATCCGATTTTCAAGGCGATCGCCGACGTGTGGCAGTAAGGAGGATTGAGAATGACCAAAGAGCTTTTGGAGCAATACCCCGACATCTGCGCGGAGATTGAAGAACTTGAACGTGAGAATAAAACGGTGATAAGTGATATAGTGCGCGGATCATCGGATGAGTTTCCGTTTACCGAACATCCCATCACCGTGCGCGGGCTTGGGCCGCAGAGATATGCCGAGCACATTGCAAAGCTCAAAGCGCAAAAGCAAGAGATAGAGCAATTTGTATTCGGCATCAAAAGCGCATGGTTGCGGCGCGTCGTGATGCTTCGTGCGTTCCACGGCTATTCATGGGACCGGGTCGCGGCGCAGATGAGCAAAAGCGGTAAAGTTCCGGCTATCAACACACTCAAAAGCCAGTATTATGGTTTATTCAAAAATGAGTACGCGGGTAAAAAATAATTTTGGATTTTCGGCGTTTTTGTACCAAATGGTGCGATTTAAACTATATACTGGATAATAGAGATATTAGGTAGAGCGCCGGGGATTAGGTTCCTCGGCGCTTTTGCCATGACGGAGGAACGATGGAAAAGCAAATAGCTTTAGAGAGCAACGCAGACTATGAGGCGTTTACGGATAAATTTAAGCACAAGCTGACGACGGATGACTGCTATACGCCGCCAAAGGTATACGAGGCGGTAAAAAACTGGGCGTGTGCAAAATACGGGATTGATCCTGCAAAAATCGTTCGCCCTTTTTATCCGGGCGGAGATTACGAGAGTTTTGATTATTCCGGCGGCGCGGTAGTAGTTGACAATCCGCCTTTTTCAAAATTCGTTTCGATTTGCTCGTTTTATCTAAGCGAGGGTGTCCCGTTCTTTTTGTTCGCGCCGGAGCTGACGTTGTTTTCCGGGCGAAGTATATTTACACAAATAAATCACATAGTTCCCGGATGCACGGTAAAATACGAAAACGGTGCACTTGTAAAAACGGCATTTGTAACAAGCTTTGATGAACATATCGCCGCGATGACTGCGCCGGACTTAGGGCGGGCAATAGTGGAGGCACAAAAGGAGCCGAGCAAAAGCCTGCCACGATACGACTACCCCGACAATATTTTGACGGTGACAATGTTGCAAAAGATGGCCCACAATGGTATTAGTTTTGAGATATACCAAAAGGAGTGCGCACAGGTTGGCCGCTTAGATGCACAGCTCGCCGTTAAAAAAACAATATACGGCGCGGGGCTTTTGCTTTCCGCCGAAGCCGCCGAGAAAGCGGCCATGCAGAAAGAAGCCGCCGAGAAAGCGGCCATGC